CATCAACGGTGACAGCATCCTGGACCTGGTCTATGACCTGCCGTCGGCATTCACCGCGGGCGCCAAGTTCGCGCTGAACCGCAAGACCCAGGGTGTGGTGCGCAAGCTGAAGGATGCGCAGGGCAACTACCTGTGGCAGCCGTCGCTGGTGGCCGGCCAGCCGTCGACCCTGGCCGGCTTTGCGGTGCAGGACGTGGCCGCGATCCCGGATGTGGCAGCAAACGCCATCGCCGCGCTGTTCGGCGACTTCAAGCAGACCTACACCGTGTACGACCGCAAGGGCGTGCGCGTGCTGCGTGACCCGTACACCAACAAGCCCTACGTGATGTTCTACACCACCAAGCGCGTGGGCGGCGGTGTGCACAACCCGGAGCCGATGCGCGCCCTCAAGATCGCGGCTTCGGCCTGATCACCCACCCGTCGGGCGGCCTCGCGCCGCCCGGCATCCACCCTGTGATCGAGGAGCCGCAATGGCAAAGTTCATCAAGCCCTTCCGTGGAGTGCCGGAAGGCGAGATCTATCCCGTCCAGTTCGTTGCCGGCGATGACTGCCCGCGCGAGCTGGAGGCCGGCGCACTCTCTGTCGGTGCGCTCAGCCTGATGGCAGACACACCGCCCCCGATCCTGCTGGGCTCCAGTGTTCAGCCGGCGAGCTTCGAGATTTCCGACGGCAGTGTCCTGTCGTTGGGCGATGTGGTTGGCCGCGCGCACGTAGCCTCGGGGCTGTCGGTGGAGGACTGGAACGCGCTCGATAGCACCGCACGCGAGGCGCTGATCGCCGATACCGTCGACAAGCTGTCCGAAGAGGACGACAAGGGCCAGGTCGCTGCCGAAGACAAGCCCGCCTTGATGGCGCAGCTGGAAGCCGCAGGTATCCCGTTCGACAAGCGCTGGGGGGCGGAGAAGCTGGCCGCTGCTCTGGCTGAAGGGAAGAAGGACTGATATGCCCATCGTCTCACTCGCACAAGCCCGCTCGCATGTGCGAGTTGAGGCCGATTACCCCGAGGAGCAATTGCAGGCCGCCATTGCCGGCGCGCAGGATGCAGCGCAGGCATACCTAAATCGGCGGATCTACCAGGACGCCGACGCCTTGGCTCTCGCACGGAGTAGCTATCCAGCTGCAATGAAGGCGGCTGTGCTTGCAAAAAGCCAGGCGCTTGCAGACGCGGTGTTCATTGAGGATAGCGACGAGCGCACTGCCGCAATAAGGCTGGCGGTTGTCGCCCATCGCGAGGCGACAGCCGACGCGGAGGCCTGCGTCCATGGCGTTGTTGTGAATCCAAGCATCTTCTCTGCCATCCTGCTGACGCTCGGTCACCTCTACGCGAACCGCACGGACGTGATCGTGGGAGCCCAGGCGGTCGAGCTACCCAACGGCGCCAAGAGCCTGCTGCGCCCATACCGAAGGGTGATGATGCCATGACGCTTCTAGATGGCGATCTGCAGCACCGCATTCGCTTCGAGCGCAAGACCGATTCGCGCGATCCACTGGGCGGCCCAGGTAAACCGGTGTGGGTCGAGGTTGTGAGCGTGTGGGCCAAGGCCACCAACAATCTTGCGGCAACGACAGAGGCGGTCGCCGCCGGCGCGGATCGCTACCGGGAGCAGGTTCGGTTCGATATCCGCCCCCGTGACGTTGATCCTCAGTGGCGGATCGTGTTCCGTGGGCGCACCTTCGATATCAAAAGCATCGCACCCAGCAACGACCGTAGTGAGGTGGCGATCATCGCCGTAGCGGGGTTGAGCAGTGACTGAGCAAGTGTCAATTCAGGGGCTGGATGGCCTGTTGCGCTCGCTGCGGGAAGCCCCCAAGGCGATCCAGGGAAGGGCGGTCCAAGCCGGCATGCGCAAGGGCGGCAACGTCATCCGGGACGACGCCAGGCGCCGCGCACCGAAAGCGTCGGGGTTCATGGCCTCGCAGATCGTCACCCGCCGGGCCAACTCCAAGAGCCGACAGCGCGCAGGTGTAGGCCAAGGCGGCGAGTACTTCACCGTAGGCGTTAAGACGGGGCGCCGCCGCAAGTACGCCAACACCAAGCGCAATCAACGGCGTGGGCGGACCGGTAAAACCTATGTCGATAGAGGCTGGGCCTACTACTGGCGGTTCATAGAGTTCGGCACCAAGAACATGCGGGCGTCTCCGTTCCTCACGCCAGCAGGCGAGGCCAAGGGCCCGGAAGCGGCTCAAGTGGTCATCGACGAGACCTGGGCGGCGCTGGACAAGCAACTGAAGAAGGATGGCTGGCGATGATGGTTCCCCTGATCCAATCGCTGCTGGAAGGCGATCCGACCGTCCGGCAGCAGCTCGGCGACCCCGTCCGCCTATTTCTGGGCAGTGCGCCCCAGAACACGCCGCTCCCTTACGCCACGTGGGAGGTGGTCAACGGCTCGCCAACCGCGATGCTGTCCGAGCCGCCGCCGGCTGACGGCTGGCGGGTCCGCATGACCGTATGGGGCGAGGTCCTCACCCAAGCCAACGGCGTTGCCGTCGCCATCCGCGATGTGGTGGAGCGCGTGGGCAGCATCGAGTCGTACAACCCGACGCCCGACAGCGACGGCACGGATGCGATAGGCATTTCGTTCGACGTGCGGCTCCTGCAGCTGCGCTGATCCACACAACGGCAACCCACCGGCCCCGCAAGGGGCCTTTTTCATGCCCGGCGACGGGCACAACGCAAGGAAACCCCTATGGGACAGGTAATCAAGTCGAAGCACTCCCAGTTGTTCGTCGCCACCGGTGCGGCTGAGGTCACCAAGGTGACCCGACTGCGTTCGGTTGGCTTCCCCGATGGCCAGGCGTCGGAGATCGATATCTCCGACTACGACGACGACTGGGACCAGTTCGTCGCCGGGCGCAAGCAGACCGGCAGCACCAGCATCGAGATTATTTACGACAGCGAAGATCACCAGAAGCTGGAAGAGCTGCACAAGACCGGTGCCGTCGTGAACTGGCTGGTGACCGCGCCGAAGTCGGAAACTGAAGGAGCGGCAAAGCCGGTCGCGGTCGCCGGGAAGATCACCCCGCCCACTGACGTGCTGTCCAAGCAGTTCGACGGCTTCGTCCAGAACTTCGCGGTGACCAGCCAGGACAACGACGTCTGGAAGGCCACGATCACCATCCGCGGCTCCGGCGCAGTCACTACCCACCGGCCTTCGGTGGGCGGCTGACCGTCGCAACGGCGTTCTCTCTCGGCCCGCTTCGGCGGGCCTTCTCTTTGACGGGGCGCGCGGATCCTCCGCGTGTTAGCCGTGCGCGGTCCGCGCGCCCTGTCGCCATTTAAGGAAACGGCCAATGAGCAAGACCAGCGAAACCACCGATACCCAGCCGCAGCAGCCCGTGAGCCTCCTGCAGTCCTTCACCGACCTGGGCATGTTCGCCTCCAAGGACGTGCACGCTGACGCGATCACCCTGCCGAACGGCGACAAGGCACAGTTCCACGTGCGCGAGCTGCCGGACGCGGAGTTCCGCAAGCTGTGGGGCGAGGGCGACCGCGCCAAGCTGATCGCGGCAACCATCTGCGACGAGGACGGCAAGCCGGTCATGAACGTGACGCAGGCCGCCCAGCTCAAGCCGCTGGTGGCTGCTGAGCTGCAGCGCGTGGCCATGAAGCACTCCGGGTTCGGCGACGACGCCGCCCAGGCGCAGGCCGACGCGGGAAACGGCTAAGGCAGCGTGGCGAGGACTGGTTCTGGAAGG